TTTAATATTTGCCATTATTATCAATCCTTTCTTATATAATATGCTGTTACAGTTATTTCAGTATTTGCAAGGGCTATTTCATTTTGATTTTTTATTTTTAATTTCCACATTGGCTCGTTATTGTTATAATAATAATACGGTATAATAAATCCATAATTATTGCTGTTAAAATTTGCTGTTGCTGATATTAAAATATAATCTGAACTTAACCCAGTATCTAAAAAACCGTTTGCATCAGTTGTATCTGTTATTTCTTTTTTTAATATAAATTTATCTGTTTTTATAATGCTGTTTTCTTTAGTTTGATTTATTGCATTTATTATATTGTTTCTTGAAATTTTTTCAATAATAAGATTTGTTATTTGTTCTTGTATATCTTTGTTGTCTGTATAATTATTTTCATAGTTGTTAGTTTCTGTTTGAGTATTTTTTAATTCCTCAGTAAATATATTTTCTTCTATTCCTTGTGAAATGTTTATTTCATTATTTAACAGTAAACATTTATAATTATCATCATCAATAGAAACAGTAAATAAATCTAAAAACTCATAATAACATATACCTGTTGTTGCAAAATCATTTGTTGTATAAACTAAATCATCTAACTTATCAAGTATATTTTGCCCTGTATCTTCTTCATCATTATTAAATACAAGTGGATTATTTGTTATGTTAATTTCTTTTAAACCATATTGTTGTATTGAACTATCATTTTTATAAGCAAAATATAAATCATTTTCCGTATCTACTAAATTTATTTTATTAATTGGGTTAAGTGTCTTACCAAAACTAACGTTTATATTTTTTAAATTATTTTTATCAATTACATCATTTGTTTCAACTGGATACGCAACTTTTAACTGATTTGATTTTATTAAAATATTACTTGCAGTTAATTCTGATAATTTATCTAATATATCTCTATATGTTACATCTTTATCTATAAAATAATCTTTATAAATTAATTTGTCATAATTAGTGAATTCTTCATTTGCACTGCCAAATTCAATACCAATTCTATCAGCAATTGCTTGTAAATAATTTCTTACAGTTAATGGATATGAAACATTTAATCTTGTATATTTTTTCATTGCCCATAGCATTTTGTCATAACATACAAATCGCCATGTATCACTATCTGCATTATATTCTTTTGAATATACATTAAAACTGCCGTAATCAATATATTCGTATGAATTTCCTACTAACACTCCTAATTTAAGTGTTAATTCTTCTGCTACTGAAATATTATTTGTAATACTATCTTTTTTTAGTTCAAGATTGCATTGTTGCATTAAACTTTGCAACAAATTACCATTTTTTATAATTTGAACACTATCTATTTGCTGTGGTGGTATAGTTACTGTAACAATTACACCAACATTAGGCAAATCTCTTTCAGTTTCTAAGTTTAATTCATCTTCGGTTATTATGTTATTAATTGCATCTTCTGTTTGAATATTAGAGTTGATAATATATTTTAATTCTACATTTATTTGTTTACCAAACTTAGCAATTTCTTTTTTAAAATCGTTTGTGTGTGCTAACATATTACACCCTCTTACTTATTGAAATAAAGGAACAACTAAAGCCTTCGTTTTTATCTTCGCTATTAATTATATTTTTATTTACTATTTCATAATCGCCTGTATAAGTGTCCATTGTAACAGTTGTTTTTTTATTTGGGTCATAATATTTTAATGATTGAGTTGGTGAATCTAAAATTGGTGCAATTATTTCTAACTCTGATTTAGTTAATGCTCTAAATTGCAATATTAACTTTGGAAATATGCCAATTAATGTTCCTGTCATTTTTCCAGCCAAATTTCTACCACTGTCATTTCCCCATAATTTATTATATGAATATTTTGCTTCTACTAAATATCTTCCTAATGAAATATAATCATTCATGCCAGTTATTTTTACTTGAATACTATTTGTATCTATAAACATAATTATCACCTATTTAAAGCAAAATTTTGTTCTGCTTCAATCCTTCTTACTTCTCTCGCTACTTGTCTATTATAAGCATATACTGGTATCGTTGCATTTATTGTTACATATTTACCAATTGCTTCGCCTAATATAGCCATTTGTTGACTATCAGTTAATGGTATAACACCTTCTGGTGCAACTTCACCACCTAATGCTACACCTTTACCAGGCATATTGATAATTCCACCTTTTGCAAGTCTTGGTAAATTAAATGTTGATAATTTACTAATATTTATACCAGGAACTTTATTTATAACGTCTAATAATTTATTTATCTGCTTTATAGGGAAGTTAAGTATATTTTCAATAGCACTTAAAACGCCATTTATAACACTTTTAAATGCTCCACCAATTGCATCTCCAACTTTTGTTCCAATTGTCTTAAATAAACTTACAATCTTAGTAATCAAGTTACTGAAAAATGTTACCATTCCATTAAACTTATCTTTAACCCATTGAACAGCATTTACAACTCCATCTTTTATCTTAGTAAATAAATTAACAAACCAAGTTCCTATATCTGCTAACTTTTGCATTAGCCAATTGCCAGCCAATATAAGTGCAACTTTAAAATATTCCCAAAACATTTTCCATATTTCTTTTACACTTTCAACAATTGTTTTTATTGCATCCCATAACTTCATTATGCCTACAACCAATAATGCAATAAACACTAATACTACATTTACCCAATTGCCAGTTATTACGTCTATAAATAATCTTATCAATAATAAACCAAATACAACTTCTTGCCAATTTTCAATTATCCATTCACCAATTTCTTTTATAGTAATTAACCATTTTGGCGCTTCTAAATCATCTAGTTTACTAAAATCTAATGTTGGCATTGTATTATTGTTATTATTTCCACTCGAATTATCAGTTAATACATTCATTTCATCAAAACCAGCAAGTTGTTTCTTTATTTCTTTTGCGTTCTTGGCTGTTTTTGCACTGCTCTTTTCACTTTCTTTCATATATTTAGCATAATTTTCAGGTGTTGCATCTTTAAACATATCCCAACCTGTCCACGCCTTCACTAAATATGCAGTATATTGCACTGCTTTAAATAAGAAATTAACTATTTTAACTATTATTTCAGCAATACTTTCAGCAGTAGGGTCAATTGCTTTTATAATTGCAAACTTTATGTAATCTATATTTGCCTTTAATTCTTTATTATCTTTTAATGCCTTTTCAAATGCTCTTGATAACAACAATGCACCTACTACTAAACCCGCTAACGCTACACTTAAACCAACAGCACCTAAACCAATTTTAGTTATTGTTTTAAATATATTTAAAAATATACGACCAGCCTTCCCACCAATTCCAATTGCTTTTCTTAATCCTCTACCTAGTAAATTAGTAAACTTTTTCCCTATTGTTCCCAACTTACTTTTTAAATCTACCACATCTTTATCAAAATCATCATTATTTATCTCTGTTTTGATAATAACCTTAGCATCATAGTCCATTTTATCCCTCCTTTATTATTCCAAGTTTCTTATATATTTCTCTTGCTCTATCTTTTTGTTCCTGAGATACAACTTTTTTATCTTTATGTAAAGCAACTTCTTTCTTCATCTCCATTATTTGCTTTCTTGCTTTTGCATCTTTAATTGTACTAATATCTAAATCTCGTAAATTTCTTATTTTGTTTAAAATACAACAATTTCCAAACTCACTATTAGATAACCCATTCATTAAGTCAACAAACTTCCACCAGTGCATTTCACAATTATCTAAATCAATATGGTAATCACTCATAAATGATGTTGTTATATATGAATAATCTTGTATAAAATCCATGTTGGGCTTTTCATTTCTTTTAGTATCATATTCTTTACCACATAAAAGGTACTTTTTTGCTAAATCTAGCAACTTTTCATAATGCTCTGGTGTATCTATACCTTCATCACCAAAGAGTGCGTATATGACGGCTAAACCACGTTCTAAATCACCAATAGTTTTATCTTCTGCTATTCTATTACATTCAATTGCTACTCTAAAATCAGTATTTATCTTATATCTTTTATTATCTACTTCAACATATTGTGGATACATTATTTTAACACTTCATTATTTCTAGCAACTGCTTGACTATATTTCTCTTTTACCTTTTTAGTGATTTTGTCCATACTTAAATCTAAAAATGGTGCTATTTGTGTATCTATAATGTCATCAATTTCTTGTAGTGTAGTCCAACCCAACTTTCTACCATTTAATAATTTTTGTACGCTGTTTTCACCAAGAAACATATTGTAAACTTCTACTTCTTTCTTAAAAAAGTCATTTAATGCTTTTATTTTATCTTCTTCATTTTTACTTAATAACTTTTTGCCTTTTACATCTTGTCTTTTTTCTATGATAACCATTTGGTTTCTTATATTTTCTTTATTCTTTTTATCTCTTTCTAGCAACTCTTGATACCTTAATAATAGTTCAATATCTTCTAAATCAAACTCAAGATATTCACCAGTATCTTCACCAGTATCAGTTTCTATCTTTAATCTTAATACATTACTTTTATTTAACTTTATAACATTGTCTGTCATATTATAATCTCCTCTCTTAATAAAAATAGGGCAGGGCAAACAAACTTTGCCTAGCCCTTTTATTCATAATTTTAGTAATAATACTATTTATAATTATAAACTTGTATTTGCTACAAATGTAGGTACTCCATCATTATCAAATGTAACAGTTCCTTCTTGTGCATCCCCATTGTAATACAAGTCATATTCAATAACTGCATCTTCATTCATAAACTTAGTTATTACAATCATTCCATCACTTAATGTTGCGGGATATGTACTTCCGTTTCCATCAAACATATCTATATCAAGAATATGAGTTTTGAAATTAGTTTTATCTCTTGCAGTTTTAACAAACTCAAAACAAGGGTCGCCTTTATAAATAGTTTGTGATACAGAGCCTTGCTTTTGATTAGATTTATGTATGTTTCTAGCATTTTTCTCTATAATCCACTTTTCACTATCAACTTGTGGGTTATAATCAATACCATAATCAGTAATACCAATTCCTAACACTTTCAACGTCATACTTAATGCTGATGGTGTTGTATCTAAAAATGTTAAAAACTCATCTCTATCCATCTTTTCAATGGTTGAAGGTATTATAACATTATTCATAAACTTACTTCCTCCTTTTTACTATCTACTATGTATTTTATTTGTATTTGAATATCAAACTCTGCTGTATTTGATGTTACGCTATTTAACGTACCAGCATTTAAACATTCAATACTTTGTATTCCCTCAATTTCAGGTCTAATGCCTTTCTTATTGTTATAACTTATCATATATTCAAAATCTTCAAAAAAACCGATATTTTTTAAATTGTTTACTGCTTCTTGTGAGTATGGAAATCTGCCTCTAAAAGAAAATGTATCTTTATGAAGTTCTAGCCCCATAACCCATTTTTCTACGGTACTTGCTGTTGGCATTTTGTCTAAAGAGTAATTGTTTATATCATTACTTAACATATTTGCATTTATTTGATATTTAGTATCTGATGCTAACTCATCAACTATATTAAATAAATACTCTCTTAATTTAGTTATTCTCTTATCTATATAACTCATCACTAACCTCCACGTCTTTTAATTTCGTCTTGTACTTCTTTCTCAATATCGTCCATTTCAGCAGTTTTCATCTTTTCTACCCAAAATGATGTTGCTTCTGGGTGCATTGACCTGTTCCTATTGGCTTCATTTATCTTGTGTGAGCCATCTTTTCTTTCACCGTAATACTGATATTTAGCGTATGGCACTTCATAGATGA